AAATACCGCACGGGGTAGCTGCGGCTCTAACCAGATTATCTGGTTGTGTGGTGGAGTCAAAGGACGGTGTTCCTGTTCCAAGATATCTTGGAACTTGGGAAGAGTATCAAGTTGAACTTGATACAAATCCTGATGTCAAAATTGACGTCGAGGCTAAGGAACTTAGCCTGTTTTCCCTGAGGATATCCTCAAAAGGAAAGCACAGGAGACTCTATTCACGGGGGGTAACCCCCCAGAGCAGAGTTCGGTATTTCACGGGCCAATATCCATGGAATACCCTCTCGGACGAAGCCATTCTCAGACTCGCGAATGATTCGCGATATGAGAATCGCAGACGAGAGCTGGCCTGGAAGGCAGTCGAAGACTGCTTACTTCTTTCCGTCCCAGAACTATTCTGGGAGCAGTGCCACCCTGATTTAATCAGGGTCTGGCACTGGAGTTGGCAAACGCTGCTACACCATGGTGGTGTAGCACACTTTACCAAACTCTGGAAATCAGTTGTGGCTTCCATTAAAGCCGCAGCGATCCGAGCGGAAAAGCCGCGGGTTCTTCCAGGCTCCATATGGAGCTCGGAAGGTTACCTTTATCTGCCCTCCATGCCAATTAAATTGGCACGGATACTTTATACAGGATGTCAGTCTAAGACTGATATGACCTGTATAATGCATCTGGTTAGTACGCGGGGTCTCCCCGCACCTAGCCGAGCAGAACTCATCGACGGGTTAAACTCGCACGGTGAGGTGGTATGTGGGGTTCGCAGGTTTCCGACCTGCGACCCCAACCTGCTAAGCAGGGTCGCCTTTCGAGCTGGAGTCAGATCATCTGGCTTCAGATCGAATGCCCACATATCGCTGAGTAACTCAGCAGCATATGAAGGCACCCGCAGAAAAGGCGGGAGGGCGGTCTCAATTGGAAAATTATTTTCCAAATGGGCTGCCGAAGTCCCTTCTGAGTCACTCAGAAAAAGGACCATCTTCAACCAGCCTTACTGGCTGGAGGAGGGAGTTCCACGCTGGCGCACTATGTGCCGGTCGGAACTAGCTCCTGAAGGCTACTTTTTACAAAGCGGCCTCCTTGAGGACTTTGATGTCGAGCTGGAGAATTTCAAATTCTCTGACCCGATGAACGGACTCGATGCAACTTTAGGATTTCAAATCCTACAGTGGGCAATCGAGGAAGGAATTCGGCAAGGTAACCTTGCTGGATCCCCTTACTATGATCGGGATAATCCCGTAAAAGTAGTAAGGCCGCCATACGTCCGAGTTTCACCAATCGGTGAACCCGGCGGTAAGAGTAGAACTATTACCGCTGGTGAAGGATGGTTAACCATCCTACTCTCTCCTATGGGTCACGATTTAATCGCTGCCCTTCAGGAGATACCAGAAGCCAGCCTTGGTCTAACCAAGGCTGCTATGGCGTATGAATGGTGCAAGGCCGCTGCGTGGCGCAGCGGACTTGACCATACCGAGGGTTTGCATATGCTTACCTCGGACTTAACCCAGGCTTCAGAATATCTGGAGCATGGAATTACAAAGACCATTATGGCAAGTTATATGAGGGGTGCTAGATGCTCTAGCGCCTACCATAAGCTTGCAATGGATTTGTTACTCAGTCCAAGAATCTTGGACTGCGACCTCCCGGATTACATCTGGAGAGGAGGCACGACGGTCCGTGGGTCCTTAATGGGGGACCCCGGGACTAAAGCCGCTCTAATGCTCACGATGATCGTGGCAGAAGAAGTTGCGTGGTTAACATATCACGCTGAGAAACTCAGCGTAGATATATCCACCATCGAACGGAGGCGCCCTCCACACGACGTCTGGAGGTTGTTCCGAGCAGCAGGTGATGATCATCTGGCGCTCGGACCCGTTCGTTACCTGGAATTAATCAGGGAAACCCTGACTTCCATGGGCGCCGAAATATCGGTTGAGAAGTCCTACATCTCACCGATAGGTGCCTACTTTACGGAGGAAGCCGTTTTGAAAACGGCCGCCAACCGATTTGAGCACTCTGATTTTATCAGAGACTCAGTAGGTGATTACCATTCCACATTGCATGTGGATAGTATCAAGGTTCGCCTCCTCTCACCATGTAGTAAAACTACACTCGTGAGAGATGATGGCAACCCGGCGATAGGAAAAATCAAATTTTTCCTAAAGAAGCTTGCGTGGCTACCACGCGAGCTTTTCCATATCAAGCCAATTGCATTGGCAAGATTTGAAAACAGGTTTGAGGAGTATCTCCCCAAAAGAACCTGTTTGTTCCGTTACCTACCCGAATCATTCGGGGGGCTTGGGCTACCTCTACATTTTGTAAATGTAGAGGAGTGTGTCACTGGTTTAAGTTGGCCGATAAAATCAGCCATCTTAAAAATCCAGGAGGGCACAGCCACACCGTACGTACAACGTGCGTTGTGGACCTTCCGGAGTAACTCCTCTTTTAGAGGAATGACCTCCTCATCAATGGCCGAAGAACAGCTCAGGACAATCCTGACGTTCTTTGTGCCAGACTCCCGACCACTAGCACAGCTAGTGGAAGAGTATAAATGGGATGAATCCCTTCGAAGAAGGGATTATATCCGACTCGCCAGACAGGCTGGTTTTATCAGCATGTCTGACCTCCTTGAAGAGGTTAACCGACCAACGTATTTTAAATACGTAATGGCAGGTATCGCTGGAATATTTCAGCACCCCCTTCACCTGCAGTTTAAAACTGCAGAAGAGGAGCTCGCAGATTTATTAGTTCGCGAGGACTATACTGCGGAAGAGTACAAGCGGGTACAACCCGCTATACTCAATACAGTATCAAGACTACGGCAAGCTTGGTATACCAAGCAAGCCGAGCTTGAGACCCGATGTTTCCAACGGGTCACTGGATACAGTGGTCAGGCTGAGCCTGACTACGTCCCAGATTTTGAACTGCACTCGTTCAACGTGAGCAGTTGGCCAAACCGGATGCGTACTATGGAACGTACGCTACGGTTATGGGGAGAAGGTCTAGGACCTGTTGATGATCAACAGTTAATAGACCTAGTCCTGTCCAACGGTTTTAAACCGAAGGACTATAAAGACGAAATATTCGTTAGGGAAGAGAGGCTCGTCAACCTCTGTACCCTACGGACTCCTTTTGAAAAGGAGATCCGCCGTCATTAGGTATAACCTAATGCGGCAGCATGCAAGTTAACTTGCATGCGCCATTATCCGGTGTAGAAATCTTCACCACTAATGGAGCCGCAGCTACCGTGGGTGAAAATCCCACCCCAGCTTCGCCGGGGGTATACACCGTACCCCTGTTGCAG